GCTTTATTGTTAAGTCCCGATACAAGCCCTTTCCCCGTCTGTAATCCAATCGCCGCGAACTTCCGTTTTAGGGTTTTGATTTCTTTGTCAAGTTGTTTTTTATACTTACTATTGAGCTGTTTTACATACGGTTTATATATATCGTTAGAAATCGTCGCGGCGTTTTTCCAGTATTTGTCAAATTCTTTCGCATATTGCTTGACTGCTGCAGAACTCATCCCCATAAGATGGTTGAGCACCTTGACCTGCTCATCAACGCTTAGCCCCGATATTTGATCAATAAAGTTTCGAGACACGCCGTACTTTTGCAACGTTTTAAGCATAGCTTTTATTTTGTTTTGCTGCTTAATTAAGTTTTTAAAATTTGTAAGCGTTGTAAACCCATAACTGTCTGTGTGTATCAGTGACCCGTACGCCCTTAGCTGTTCGGTCATTGCGTTTCGTGCATCTCTTATTTTGTCGTAGGCGGCTTGATAGGATGATGCCAGCTTTCCAAGCGACTTTTTGGCGGTTTTCAGCATTTTTGCTGATTCTTTTTTTAGCGCGCCGCCGTAGAGCCTTTTAAGCAAGTTGCCCGCATTCCTCAAGGCCTTGTTTTTCTTTGATTTTTTCATCCATGCGCCGATTTTTTTGTTCGTCGACTTTCTCAGTTTTGAGACTCTCTTATTGAGTGCCTTTGTCAATGCAGACATTGCCTTGTCGGTTGACCTCACGAAAGACTTCTTCCACAGGCCTTGTTTTGCGATGTCTTTTTTCATCGCTGCTCTTGCCGCATTCACAAGACGAATTGCGCCTGACCTCACACGCCTTACCGAACCCGCAATGCCTATCACATAGCCTGCGCCCCATTCACGGCCACGTTTTTTTGCGACTTTTGATGGAGACCCGGATTTTTGTTTTTTCCCGGTTTTGGTGTTTGCGGCCGCCGCAAGTGACGACGCTGCAGCAGCAACATCGCCTATCATACCAAGCAACCCAGACACATATCCGGCTCCGAATTCGGAACCTCTGGAACGACCGTAGCCCGCACTTTCCGCCGCCCCGGACTTGGCTGCTTGCGCTTGCCTTCTCCCTGCAGCTTTGGTCAAAGGATCATATTTAGCTAGAGCCTGCTTATAGGTCAGCTTGCCATTCGCTATGGCTGTGGCGAGATTGCTTGCAACCTTTCTCCCGGCGCCGGAAGCACCCTGCGTGGCCTTTGTGAATTTTATGTAGGCCTGCATCCTTTCTGCGGCTTCTTTTGGCTGTAGTTGACCGCTCGCAATCCCTTTTGCTATAGACTGCGGTACGGCTCTACCCTTATAAGTCAGCTTACCTTTATCTATAGAAAAATTGGTTACAAGAGCTTTCATCTGTCCTGTCGCCTTTGGAATTGCAACCTTGCCCGCTATCATTGCGTTTGCAAGGCTCTCGGGTATTTTTTTGCCCTCGATGCCCGCCTTGTTCGACATGTCCTGCAGATTCATCGCGTTCTTCATCTGCTCTACCGTCTGGGGCATCCTAAGAGCACCACTTTCAAACATCGTATAAAACTGATCCGTAAATTGATAGCCTTCGTTTACTTTGTTTTTCAACTGTTCAAATTTTGCCACACTGAAAGTGATCCCGTTAGCCACATTGGTCTGTTTCTCGGCGATTTTATCCATTTCCTCTTCATATTTTTGTGTAGAGCTTGTGAGGTCTTTGATTTCGTCGTTGGTCTTTTGCAATTTCGCCTGTAGCGCCGCGTGTCTGCCTTCATCATCTGCAGCGCTTGTCGCATTAAGCTGTTTTTGCAAGTCTCTCCGCCTGTCTATCGCCTTGCTAAGCTTTTGTTCGTCTTTGGCGTATTTTTTGGCCATAGATTTCATTTGCGCCTGATAGGCTTCGGCAAGAGCCTGCTTCTTAAGCGCTTCGATTCTTTTTTCAATCGCCTTTATGTTGTTCTTAATTTTCCCAGTCTCTTCGTCGTATTTAATGCCAAGTGACGGAGCTGCCGAGTTAAGCGCGTCAATATAGTTTTTGAGCTTTTCTTTTTGTTTTGCGGATTTGTTTTCAACACTATTGAGTTTTTTTATCTTTCCCCACAGTTTATCTATACTTGCGTTTTGAGCCATTGCGCTTGCTGTAAGCTGCTTGTTTTTTTGTATTGTGCTGTCTGCCGCCCGAGTGTGTTTGGTTGTGTCCTGATGATACTTGTAAGCTGCAGCCGCAAGTCCAACTACCGCACCCGCGGCAATCCCAGCCGAAGCAGCAAGTCCTCCCGTCGTCATCCCCATCTTAGATGCCAGCCCGCCAATTCCGCCTTTTAGTTTTGCGAGAATCTCCGTGGATTTGGACACAGCGCCATGGTGCAGCTGCAGTTGTAGCTCCGACGCGTCTGTAGCGGTGTTAAGCGCTGTTGTAGACGCTGTTAATAGCCCTGTTTTTTTGGCGAGTTTGCCTATAATTCCCTCGCCGCCTTTTGCTAGAGCGATAAAGCTTGATAGCCTGTTTCTTGCGCCACTTATAGCCTTATAAGCCTTAAACGCGGCAAAGAAAACAACAAGCGCCTTTCCGGCTCTTCCTATTCCCTCTGCGTGGTCCTCAATGAACCGTGCAACCTTAGACAGGGTCTGTTGTATATTTTTTACTGCCTTTTCGAATGACGCGCTGCCACCGAGACTTTTAACAAAGGCTGCCCCAACCTTAACGATAGCCCTACCGAACGCAAACGCTACCTTTGTGCCCGATTTAAGCACTATGAATGCGGCGGCTATGCCTTTGGCGAATCCTTTCGACTGCCCGAGCTTCTTAAAAGTCTCTTTGATTTTGTCGCCAGCCGTCTTCATTTGGTCGGCAATGCTAAAGCCGGTGTACTTTTTCATCGCTCTGTCGGCACTGGTCACCATGTCAGCGACGCCTTTAACGACTGCCGTTTTCAGATTCGCAATCCCGGTGCCAATACCTTGTGTTGTGGTTTTGGCTTGTTTTGCAAAGCTCGCAAATTTGCCTATGCCATCTTTATTGAGCTTTACGAGCGCTTTATTAAAATCGTCAAAAGACACCTTGCCGCTTTTCATTGCCTCGTATAGGTCATTCGTATTCTTTTTTGGCCCTACAAGCTCATATGCGAGCTGCTGCAGCTGCCCCGGCATTGCGTCAAGCATTGATCTCCACGACTGCATATCAACCTTACCGGCAGACAGCATTTGTGAAAACTGCTCTAACGCGTTGGCTTGCGCCTCTGTGCTTTTTCCACCAGCAAGGAGCGCATTGTTGAGCGCTAGCGTCACATCGGTTGCCTTACCTAGGTTGCCTGTCAGCGGTGCAATTTTTTGTGTCGCTGAGGCAATTGCATCCATAGATGTCGGCAGTCCCGCTATTCCCTTATCCATTTTAGCCATAGCTGCCGCAGCGTCCTTAGTTGAGTAACCCAGATTGCCCATGATTTTTGGGAAATTATTAAGCGTGTCAGCTCTTGATACGGCCTTGTCTACAGACGATGTTACCGCTCTAAAGCCTGATACCACCATATCGCAGGCTTTCGCACCTATCCCCATCATGATTCCCATGCCAAGACCCGAGCGCATTCTGGACGTTACTCTGCCCCCCTGACGATCGAGTGAATCAAGCGAACCTGCTGCTCTTTTTATGCCGGCCGTAAAGCCTCTGTCGATTGCGGATAAGACCGCTTTTATTTCAGCCATTGTTTTTTGCTCTCTTCGTAATATTTTCTGATTCGGCTAATCTTCGATTCCGATATCTTCACTTCTTTGTTTTCTTTGTAAAATTTTTCAAATTTGTCATACACCAAGCTGCCGTTCTTTTTTGTCGCTCTTGCCGCAACGCTTAGCCATGCTACAAGGTGCAGATCTCTTTCTTTTTCTTCGCGTTTTTCAGCGATGGCCTTTACGTGCAGTCCGTATTCAGCCATGGTGAGCCTGTCGACCTCATCAAAGCCGCGCATTCCAAGATGTTTAAAGCATGTTTGCGCGATTAGCTGATATTCTTTTTCAAAATCGTCTATGCTTCCGCTTTCAGAGCTTCTTCCGTTAGCATTTCCGCTATCTGCTTCAGCTCCTTGATCGTCCTTTTCGTGGTATTGGCTTTCTCGAAAAAATCGAGCACATCCTCAAAAAGTGTGTCGATGTTTGCATCTTCCTCGAGCCATTTTTCGAGCTCGTCTTTCTTTATTTTCGGCGTTTCCGTTTTGTTCGCTAAGAGGATTACGTCTTCAAGCGCTTCAATATCGCCGTCCATAACATCGCTTATGATGTACCTAAGCCCGACTTTTCTGCTTGCGCCCGGAGCGCCGTAAATAGGTATAGAAATCCTCTTATTAGCCTCTCTTATGAACC